TAACTTCTTTATTTAACTGAGCTTCAGCTAAAGTAATAAAATCTGGTATAACATTTGTTAAATCAGTTCTATTAAGCCAATCTGCTATACTATCTTTTAATTCTGCATAATTACCTAAAGCCATTAAATAGTACCTTCTCTAGTTCTAAATGCTCTATTATCAGGATCATTAAGCCATTTTTTAACGGCTTTTGGATCATCTAAAATACCTTTAGCTTTTAAATCGTAATATAAAACCATGGGTATTGAAGCAACTTTATTCCAGTGACCATAAGGGTCTCTTTTGTCGCTTTCATTAAACTGTTCTTTGTTGTCTTTTATTATTGCAGTAACATCTTGTTCTCTACTTAAAACAAAAGTGTGATCTCCGTTACCTGAAGCATCTTCTTCAAATGTAAAGTTGTTTGATATTTTTGTATCATTATCAAAACTAATTAATCTTTTTTTATTCATTTTAAGTTTGGGTGAAGCTTTTAAACTCCACCCTTCCCTATTCAGTATTATGAATCTGTTAAATCTGCGGCAACCCCAAGGGCGGCTTCATTTTTAACTTTAAGTCCATATTCAGCTAAGATCATGCGTTTTTCTGCATCACCAGTTTTAGCTAATTCTATTACTTCCAATGGTCTTAGGAAAGTAGTACAATAGAATTCTGGATCAAGAACATAAGCATCTCTTTCTCTTTGGAATCTATTTGGAACAATATTCACGCTTCCAAAATCAGAAACATAAATGTCAGCCGCACCAATAATAACTCCAGCTTCAGGCTTAGTTATTTGGTATCTGTTGGCTGCAATTCCGGCAAAACCAGAGACAACTGTTTTGTTGTGGGGCCCAACCATAAGCATCTTAGGAGTTCCTCCTTGAGCCCATACTTTTTCGATAACATTATCAAGTATGCTCAAAGTGAAAGCTCTTTTGTTAGCATTGGTTGAATCACCAGCCGCATTATTAACAGTACCGTTAAGAACTGTTGGATCAGTTCCACCAGTACCTCTATCGGAGTTTGTTTTAAGCCATGCTGGTAAACCAGCTGTCTGTCTTGCTACGCCTGTACCACCACCAACTGCGGCTGAATTTGCCATAAGAGTTTTTTCTTGATCTCTTTTTAGCTCTTGACCTAGTTTTGTGATTTGATAGGCAAGCTCTGATGTTCGGCCTGCTTCATTGATAACTTCTAAATTGTCAGCTAATACAACAAGTTTTCTTGAAATATTTGTGTAATTTCCAATTCTTGTTGTCGGTGCAGTCACCGGAAAAGCCGCTATATCATCGCCATCAATCTGATAGTTTGTAGAAGCATCCGCTAATGAGTCTGTTTGCCACTCATAAAAAGTATTAGTTACGGTCTCTCTACCACCATTTGACATAAATGGAGTTTCTTCAGGAGAAATGTTATAGATGATATTGCTAAGTTCTTCACGAATACCTACAGCCGCATAGCGGGTAAATGTATTTGCAATTATTGCCATTGTAATATCCTATTAATTATTATTCGTTTAACAACATGGAAACGGCAGAATGTGCATCTTGCCATTTTCCACTCTTTTTTAGATTAGAAGTAGCTTTCTTAAATGCGTCAGTTTTCTTAGGTGCTTTTTTACTACCGCTTCTTAGAACTTTAGGTCCTTTTGTAGCGGTTCTTTTTTTAACAACTTTTCTTTTGCCTTTATTAAACAACATAGCATCTCTTAATACAGAGACATGATTAGCTTTTACTAGAGCAGATATTTCTTCTTCTGAAACACCTTTGCTGATTAAAAATTCTTTTAATTCAGCTTTTTCTTTAGTAGCCACACTCTGGTCTTTCCAACTTGGAATAAACTCAGATAATCTTTGAGCTTCAGTAGACAATATTTTTTGATATTGAATCATCTCAGCTTGTCTATTTTCATTTGCAATTCTTTGTTTTTCAACTGCGATAGCTTGTAGCTTATCTGCTTTAGTTTGCTTATAAGAATTGTACTCATGTTGTTTTTTACTAGCTTCTACTGGGTCTATCTCATACAAAGAATTCCAGTCAGGTTCAGGTTCATTATCGAAACCCTGTATTTGTTGCTCTAAAGTTCCTAAGAGTTGAGCATATTGCTGTCTCTCTTCTAATACTTTAGTAGAGTCTATTTCAAATTGCTTTTTTTCTTCTGCAAGTTTTTGACTCTGCCTAGTAAAATGCTGTTGCCTTGAATATCCATTTCTCAATTCATCTAATGATATTTGCTCTATTTTTCCGTCAATCTTGACTTCAATTAAATCTTGTTGCAAATCATCTTCAAAATTTTCTTCGATTTGTTCGTCTGCATACAGTTCGGAATCGTTTTGATCTTCTTGGATTTCTTCGTCATATTCTTCAGACTCAAAAGTTTCCAATTCAGATTCTTCTGTCAACTCCTCGCCAATAGGAACATCTTCGTATTCTTGTTCTCTTGACTCTATTTGATTACTTGTTTCTGAGTTGTCGCTTGGGCGATTCAAAAGGTCTGTAACCTTGTCTACACTTGATTTTAATTCAGGCGATTCCTCAATCGGGTTTGTCGCTTGGTTCATATTAAACTCCTTTTTTGTTTTTGACAATATTTTCTGATTTTATTTTTAAAATATGTGCGTTGTCAGCCACCGCCCATAATTTTTCTTCAAGCAAGTCTACTGCTTGTAAAAGCTGATAGTGTCTTTCTCTTTCTTTTGATTCATGTGGAGAAGTTAATTTCCAATTATTATGAATATCACTTTTAACACTTTCTATAACAGCTTTAAATGTTGCATCTTCTAAAATGTTTCTTGCGTTTTTTCCAAAAGATATTAAATCATCTACATTACTCATTGTCTTACTCTCTGCATATCACTCACTAATTTTGTTTGTGCTTTCATTTGTTCTCTATCTCTTTCAACTAATGCTCTAATAACAGTAGTTTCTACTTGAGTACCGTATTTTGCCTCTATTTCTGCGGCCTTTAGCATAATTTCTGCATCTAACTTATCTCTATCAAGATCATCTTTTCTCTTCATTTCTTCAGTATCTAGCTGTAATCTTGAATTTGCTTTCTGCATATCTGCTTTAATTTGCTCTATTTGAACTTGAATTAACTGCTCTTGAACATCAGGTTTCTTTTGTTGCATAGCTTGTCTTTGTTCAGGTGTCATATCAGGGACCTCTTTAAAGAACATAGAAGCATCTTTAAATCCAGCTAACTCAACCATTTTTGCCATAGTATTTCTATATTGAGTCATCTCAACAATAGGATTAGAAGCACCTAATGTTTGTAATATCTGTTCTTGCTTTGATGCTATTTGACCTAGATATTGCATTCTTTCTTGAGTTGTACCATTACCTAAACCAACATTTACAATGGCATCCATTCCTGTCTGCCAAACTCTTGGGTCAATAGGAATCCATTCATTGCGTAGTCTAACTGTTCTTTCTTTATCTTGGTGTCTAGCAAGTAATTCGTAAATGCCTTTGAATAAAGGTTTCATGCCTGTTTCAGCAAATATTCTAGCTATTAATTCTATATGTTGTTGTCCGCCTTGAACAGTTGCTTGAACTGCCGAAGCTGTGGAGGATTGTAGAGCATCAGGATCTAATCCCATTGATGCTTTCGATATGCCTGTTCTATTCTCTTTTACTTCATCAAGATACTGTAACATAGGAAAACAATCTTTACCAACAAATGGCATATTAAAAGGTTGTACTGCGCCTGCATTTCGTTGACGAATAATACCACCAACTTCTGTATTCATTACATCTTCTATGTTTGCTTGTCCTTCGACAACTGCAACTCTAGGGTGAACACTTAATGCAAGACTATCAAGTGAAGCTCTTAATACAGCAGACTTAACTTTTTGTATATCTTCTGTTATATCTGCAATACTGAGACCAAAGAAAGTATGTGGCTCAGGGTCAGGACAGAAAGATACGAAAGGTATTTGATCGCATTTATAATTGTGTTTAATTTCATGATTATCGCCTAGACAACAAACTCTTCTAAGTTCTGCAATGCCATCGCCTGTCATATCAATCTTCATATAAGCTTCGACATACTGAACTTTTAAATTTGCCTCATCTTCGATAGGGTTAATACCTTGATCTGCATAACTATTTCTTGCTTGATATTCTGCGTTATCATCTAATTGTGTTTCATAAGAAGAAGCAAATTTTTGAACTTCATCATAATCGTAACCCATCTCTACTAGATCAGAAACAGTTAAGTATCTTCTGTGAGCAACTATATAAGCATCACTCATAGATGTTGCGTTTCTATCAATCAGAAACTCCTCCGGAGGAACCGATTCAATTTTTATACAACCATGTTCTTTCTTTCTGCTAACTTTTACATCATGCAACTGAGGTATCATCATGCTTTGTTGCATCAATTCAGGAATTATTTGCTCAGCTTCTTGTGGTAATAATTGCTCAACCATTTGTTCTGGAGACATCTCTTCGCTCATGCCTCCTAATTCTTGTCCGCCCATCTCAACAACAGTCTCGTCAACTACTGTATCTTGTAAGGGGCCCTCATCAATAGGAGACATCATATCGTTAATTTGTTCTGGGTTAATCTCAAATGTAGCTTGTGGAGTAGGATAAGATGGGTCAGGATATGATACAACTTCTGTTACTTCTACTTCGTCATCTGCTTCTAATACTGCAAGTTCGTTGTCGCTTATTCGTGAATATTCGTAATACTCAGCATGATAAGTTGTGTCCCAATAATATTTTAAAATTCCGTTCTTACATAATAAAGCATCTTTAAAAGCATTATAGAAAATTGGGAAACCGTCATTGTCTTGTTGTAGTACAATTCTATTTATGTAATCTGTGGCTTGTTCTGCTAGTTTAATATCCTCAGAACCAAAAGGTACAAACTCGACTACATTTTCGCTTGAGAAGAATATTCGCATAAGACTTGGCAATATGTCTGCGATTGTGTCATGAACATCAAGCGAGACAACTTGACTTCTTCCTGTCTCTTCATTGCCGAAAGGTTTGCCTTGATAATAGTCAATGCTTGTTGCTCGTAGTGGTGATATTGTATTGTCAATGAAGTCAACAGCATCATCAATAGCAGAACCAATAAAACCTTGTAATTCTTGTTCTGAGGGAGCTTCATTGTTATTAAATTCTTCTGTTGATTCACCGTACATATCATCAACATCTACAGCTTCGTAAGTATCTTCATTACGCATATTGCGTACTCTTCTTCTTCTTTTTTGTAACTACCTTCTTCTTCTTTACTTTTTTCTTGTTCATAAGTTCTTGAACATCATGTTGGGCATCATATCTTGTAGTCATAAGATTGCTCCTATTATCACACTATAACCATCATATATAGTGTTTCTAATTATTAATTTTATAGAAAAAAAATTTTTTTGCTAGTTATATATACATCATGTAGATAAAAAATATTTAGAAACAACTACATATAGTGATTTTAGTTTTGGGAAAATTTCCTAGGAATTACTGGGTGAACACCTAAGCAGGGTGCGTGTACTACAAAGAGCAAAGGGGGGCTTAATTTTATTTTTTCTCTTATATAATAACTTGTTGATTTAATTGACTTTTATTTTTATTGTCTACTTAGTACAGCAAGTTGACATTATTTATTAATCTTTAAAGCTTCTAAATGTAAATCTTGAGTCGTTATGTTTACTTTTACATCATTACTATTACCAGCTTTGAACTGTGAATTATAAGAACCAGCTTTCCATTTTCTAGCATCAATCTGCAATTTAGCTTTATTAATTGAATCGCTATCAAGATCAACAGCATCGGCAATCTCTATTACTTCTTCTAATGTTTTGTGAGCTTCTTCTTTTTGAGCTTCCTCTCTCAGGCGCAATAGCTCTTCCTTAAAAGATCCATTGAAATGATCTCTTTTTAAGTTTAAATATTTATAAAACAAATTCCAAGTTAATGTATCTTTATTATATCTTTTAAAATCTTTCAGCTCAGGACATTTATTATTAATAATCTGATTGAAAGAATATCCATTGCTAACTGCCTCGATTAGTCTTTGATCTAAAGATTCAATTCCAATAGTTTTTAAGTAGTCTATTGTTTTTTTCATTATTGGTTGTCCTGCCATTGATTCGTTCTCTCTTTTTAGTTGCAATTATTATAATATTTATGATGTTAATTTTCAACTTAATTGCATTGCATTACATAGAGCTTATATAAGCTCTAATGTAGTTGCAATCATGCAATCCTTATAAGTAATTTTTTAATATGTTTTTCTATTTGCTATGATGCAATCTTTTAAACTGTTGATTTAATTGATTTAATTTTAAGTTATGCAATCAGTTGCAATCATGCAATCAGTTGCAATCATGCTTATAATTAATGCAATCTTAATCTTATTTGTAAGCTTGTTAATTTTATATTTGACAA